CACCTCGGATTTCAAATCCTGACCAATTTCCACACTATGCGTAAAAAATGAATCCCATCCTAGGAACTGGATTGTCAGGCCGTGGCGTTTGGCAACGGTGTCAATCGCCATCGCGATTCCGGGTGTCGGTTTGGTCGTTTTGCCATCGGCCTCGAACGTGTCTTTTTTGATGTCATATTTGAATTTCATGTTTGCCTTTCTATAGTTAAAATATATTAAATATGTTAAATAATGTAAAGCTTTTTCTTTAGTTTGATTGCGATTGTTTGTAAGTGGTTGGTATTTAGGGGTATATAAATCCAAGAAAAGCTTGTTTTCCTTGTTTTGGCTAGTAGAAAAGCCGGAATGCCTATATTATATGGTCGCAAAAGCAGATTATCGAATGGACAGGGAGGCAGGCATGGCAGCGTGATCACCAAACCATCTACAGAAATGAATGAGGCATCACGAGTCAAACGCAGGGTGAAGAAATCCACTATCCAAAACCGCCGTGCGAACTACTCCGCTGTGATTGCCTCCCTCCCCGGATGCAAAGTCAAAGTCTGCCCGACTGAAATCAAAGTCCAGATGATTTATATTGTCAGCCGCTACGGTGAATCAAAAACAGTTGCGCTCGCTAAGCTGCTGCATGTCACCGCAAATAAAATTGAGGGATGGAAACGATACGATCCCGACTACCGAGCAGCGTTCATCCAAGCACGCGATGATTTCATGTCTACCCGGATTGAGAAGTCACTCATCCAGATTGCATGCGGGTATGAATATGAAGAGGTGAAGGAAGAGGACGTTTCGCTTTGCGGTAAAACTCCGGATGGAATGCGAGTCTATATTCCCGGTCACAAGACTACCACTTACAAAAAGCAGTTCGCTCCGCAGGTGAATGCGATTATGTTTTACCTGACCAACCGGGCACCCGAACGTTGGAAGAATGTACTCAGAGGAGAAGAGCCGACATCACACCACTATGTCAATCAGAACATCAACATGGACCTGGATCTCGCTAAACTAGAAAAGGGAGAACTTGAAACACTCCGCAACATCATCGGACGGGCCGGAGCTAGCAGAGATGGCGAAGGGAATTCGTCTGGAACATCTCGACTTGATTCTGGCCAAAAAGTCCTTGCATGATTTTATTCAACAGGGATGGGGCGCTGCTGAACCGAAGTCCTTTGTGGACGGTTGGCATGTGGGCGCTATCTGTGAGCATCTTGAAGCTGTTCTCAATGGACAGATACGCAAGCTGGTCATCAATATGCCTCCCCGCCATATGAAATCTCTTTCCGCTTCTGTGTTCTTTCCTGCTTGGTGCTGGTTGATTGATCCCGGCGTTCGTTTCCTTTGCGCTTCATATGCCCACTCACTTTCAATTCGTGATAGCGTCAAGTGCCGCCGCCTTGTTCAAAGTGTGTTCTACAAAAATCTGTTACGGTACTATCGCCCGGAGTTCACGCTTGCCGGTGACGTGAATAACAAGGTGCGGTTTGAAAACAATTTTGGTGGCGTTCGTCTAGCGGCATCCGTGGAAGGCGCATTGACTGGTGAGGGTGGTGACATCATTCTCATAGACGATCCACACAACGTTATTGAAGGTGAATCCGCTACCAAACGCCAGTCTGTTTTGGACTGGTGGGATTGGGCAATGTCTACCCGCTTAAATAACCCGAAGACCGGCGCGTATATCTTGATCATGCAGCGGGTACATCAGGATGATCTCACTGGCCACGTATTGGAGCAGGGTGGCTGGGACCATTTGAGTTTGCCTGCTCGTTACGAAGGCAAGAAAACAATCTCCACATCATTGCACTGGGAAGACCCTCGGACTACAATAGATGAATCGTTGTGGCCGGAGCAGTTTGGTGATGCAGAGTTGATCGTCTTGGAAAAGCAGTTGGGCTTATACGGAACAGCCGGACAACTTCAGCAGCGTCCAGCTCCAAGAGAAGGCGGCATGTACAAGGTTGGAATGCTGCTAAAGAATCTCGTTGATCAAGTTCCGTATAATTTGATCAGCCGGTCTGTTCGTTACTGGGACAAAGCCGGAACGATGGACGGTGGATGCATGACTGCTGGTGTGTTGATGCATGAGCTGAAGGACAAGACAGTTCTGGTCGGTGATGTAGTGTCCGGTCAATGGGGAGCGTTAGAACGGGAAGAACGAATCAAGCAGGTCGCTAATCTCGACGGGAAGAAAGTCAAGATATGGACTGAACAGGAACCGGGTAGTGGTGGGAAAGAAAGTGCTGAATCAACTATCCGGAACTTGTCCGGGTTCGTCGTGAAAGCTGATCGGGTGACTGGCGACAAGGTAACGAGAGCGGAACCATTCGCTGCCCAAGTAGAAGGCGGGAACGTATTTGTTTTGAACCGTGAATGGACGAAGGAGTACATCGACGAATTGGAGTTGTTCCCAAATGGAAAATTTAAAGACCGGGCAGATGCCTCCAGCGGAGCGTTCAACAAATTGTTTTATAAACGGATCAGTCCTCACGCTGGCACGGCAGCTCGACGTCAAGAAGTTGGTGATGAACAATCCGCAGTGCCTCCGGAGTTTGCCGACCTGCTTGCTCAAGCTAAAAATCCACAGGAGCGAGCAGAGCTTGAAAAGATGATCCGTGAAGGAGTGACTTCATGATGGACTTGAAAGAACAGGTACGGCAACGGCTCGCCCAGATGAAGCCGGTCATTGAAGAGGAAGATGATGCTGCAATAATCAAATCAGATTACGTCCCAAACGCCATATCGGAAGAGGAGTGCTTCAAAAGAACGTACAACGATCCGACGGCATGGGCAGGAAGAAGGTCGGCATGAATTTGTTTTCGAGAGCACTGAAGGCTATGCAGTTTAGGAAGGTGGTTGAGCACTCACTTCCATCTGGTGCGTTGAACTTCCTGAAGCGTTACGGGAAAGAGCCTGATGTATCTCGGAAGGCTTTGGTTGGAAAATACTGGGGCTGGGTGTATGCATGCGCCATGTTGTCCGCAAACAAGATTGCTTCCGCTCCATTAAAAGTTTATACGTCCAGAGCGAAGGGAGAACCCTCCGTCAAGAATTTCCGTACCCGCCACGTTCCAAAAAGCAAAGCAAAATACATACGAAAGCGAATGTCAAAAAGCTTGGACCACGTTGGCGGTGCGGAAGATTTTGAAGAGTTGGAAGAACACCCGATCATCGACCTATTGCAAAACATCAACGATCAGGAGAATCAATTTGAAGCAATGGAGCTGACATCCATTATGCTTGATCTGACTGGTGATGCGTATTGGTTTATTGAGCGTGGTAGTTTGGGTGTCCCGGAGAAGTTGTTCGTGTTGCGTAGTCAGTGGGTGACGATTGTTCCTGACGTAGACAAGTTCATCGGTGAGTATTTATACGGTGTTGAAGGCAGTCATAATTCACTTCGCTTGCAACCTAACGAGGTGATCCATTTCAAATACCCGAACCCGATGGACCCTTGGTATGGTATGGGCCCAGTACAATCTGCGGCATACACGATTGAAGGTCAGCAGATGAGAGAGCAGTTCATGATCGCCACGATGAGCAACATGGCACGTCCTGATTTATTGGTGCGGTATGAAGAAGGTGAATTGGACTCCTCTGAGCGTCAACTGCTGGAACGTGAATGGAACAATATGTTCAAGGGGTCGAAGAACGCAGGCAAGGTCAAGGTGACAGACTTCCGTTATAAGATTGAGAAGTTGGGTTGGACCCCACAGGAATTAAAGTTCCATGACGGTGAAGAGTGGATCATGAAAAAGATTTGCGCTGCCTTCCCTGTACCGATTGGTTTGATTGATACGTCAGAGATTAGCAAGGCACCAAGAGCGGGTATGGAGGGAGCTGATTTGTTTATGGCTCAATTCAATACGCTTCCTCGGCTAATTCGTCTTGAACAGAAGATAAATGAAAAGCTTTGTCCTATGTATGACGAACGATTGTTTGTTGCGTTCGATGATCCTGTTCCACAAGATCGGAAACGTGAGTTGGAAGAGGACACAGTAAAGCTTACGAACTATCTAACGACTGTAAATGAGATACGAGATCGGGAAGGTGATGATCCTGTTGAATGGGGAGACCTTCCGCTTGTTGCTCCGGGAATTGCTCCGCTGGGGAGTACGCCTGCTGTACCTGAAAACGGTGGTGGCTTTGGTGCAAAGCAGATTACAAACCAAGAGCCTGACATCCAGGGCAGTGACGGTTCATCCGGCGGAGCATCCGAGTTCGTGAAGACGCAGAAGAACCTTGTGCTTGAAGTGATGGGCGAGCATGTACATCCTACATTGACAGGAATCCCGTTACGGATGTTTACCCGGAACGAAAGTGGCAAGTTTGATTTTCCATCACCCAGTAAGATTCACATGGACCCAAGGATGGAAGACGAGGACAAGAAAAAACTGACAAGCTTGTTAAAAGTATGAACGCTTTAAACTTTTTATATTTGCTGGTGAATGAAACGGAGAAGGGTGCTGCACCTCCTCCGAGTGGTGGAGCTAATCCTCCGCTAGATACGCCGGAGAAGAAATTGACCAAAGCACTTATCCCGATTTTAAAACAGCAGGCAGCGGAAGTCAAAGCGCATGTCAACAACGGGGAGAAGCTGAGTGCCGTTACCGTGGACAATAAAAAATGGGACAAGGCCATTGTCGCCGCTATCCGTCCAGTGTGGTACGAACAATTCAAACAGGGTGGCGATGATGGGCTGGAAGAAATCCGCAAGTCGTCAGCGAACAAAGCCAAACCGAAAAAGCCTGTGAAGCTGCCGGGCAAGATTGAGTTGCCTGAGTGGGTGACTGATCCCGCTGTGATAGATGCCATCGACCGGGAGATGTTTGTCTTCGCTCATCAGATTAACAGCACCTCCGCTGATATACTTCGCCTTCAGTTGGTGGAAGGAATGGAAGCCGGGGAATCCATCCGCACGTTAGCAGATCGGATCGCTGGAATTGAAGAGCACTGGGAAGACGGGAAGCGTGCCGAGATGATTGCCCGCACCGAAACAGCACGAGCTTATTCAGTAGGCAAGACTGAAGCATGGGGCGCGTCCGGTGTGGTGACAAGAAAGATATGGAACGCTGCTGGTGATGCCTGTCCGTTCTGTAGGGCGATGAACGGGAAGCAGGTGGGTATAGCTGAACCATTTTTCAAACAAGGTGATTCGATGAAAGCAAAGTGGCGTGGTCAGTCATTGAATTTGGACTTCGGATACAGCGATGTTGTTGGGCCGCCACTTCATCCGAACTGCCGTTGTGCGTTGATAGCAGAGGTGACTGAGAAAGCATTTACTGCGAAGGGCGGAGAGGGTAGCGGCAATCATGGTCATGGTGGAAGACCCGGTGAGGTTGGTGGAAGCGGAGATGGTGGGGGAGGTGGCGGCAGTAGTAGCGATAGCGGGAAACAAGCATTTGCTGATTCTACCAATCCTCTAAAGAAACCAAAGTTCGGCGATACGGTTGTTTGGTTGGATGGGAACGATAGTGTTCAGACAGGAAAGATTTCAAAACCAGCAGATGATTCAGGAATAGGTATTGAACTTTCAAATGGAACTGTTGTTCGTGTTCCCAAAGGTGATCTTCGTATGCCGAAAGATAAAAAACCCATTCGTGATTTTTAAAGTGCTATAACCGAGAAAGCATTTACAAAAAAGGAGGAAGCATGAAAACATTCTTGAAAATTGGTGAGATGATTTTTATTCTTTCTTCTTTTTATAGCATAATACAAGCATGAAAACAAAAATATATGCTTTGCGGGAAAATGGTTTTGTTCGGTATGTTGGCAAGACTGTAAGATCGCTGGATGTTAGATTAGCGGGACATTTAAAAGGTGCTCGATTAAAAGATGCCACTTATAAAGGACGCTGGATTCGTTCTTTACTAAATAAAGGATCATTACCGACTGTCACTTTAATTGAAGAAGTGAATGGTGACGGAAACAAGGAAGAGATTGCTTGGATTAAATACTTCAAGAAACATGAAGTCCCACTAACCAATGGGACAGAAGGTGGAGACGGTGGGGTACAAACCCAAAAAACTCGGAGAAAAATGAGTTTATCCCAAAAAGGGAAAAAGCAATCTGAAGAAACAAAAAGGAAAAGAAGCATTGCTTTAATGGGTCATGTTGTTTCTAAGGAGACTTGTTTAAAAATTCAGAGAGGTCATATTGGTAAAATAATTTCACAGGAGCAGAGAAACAAAATAAGACAGACTCTTTTAGGAAGAAAAACATCTTATGCTACCCGAGCAAAGCAAAGTAAGGCAGCAAAGGGTATTCCAAAATCACCCGAAGCAATTCAAAATATGATAAAAGCTCGACGAGAAAGAGCTGAAAAGAAAAGGGGCATCGTATATGAAAAATATAGTTAGTATTTTAGAAATGATCGACCACTGCCCGGTTTGGCTAAAGGATGCCATCCACAGTACGGCGAAAGATGCCGGACAGAAAACGGATGAGCTGGAATTACATCGCCACTCCCATAGCGAGAAAGCACAGGTCAATCAACTGGATAAGAAGTCGCGCAAGGCTTTGAAGTACATCTCCGCTCGTACCCAAGACCGGGACGATGAGATTGTGATTCCTTCCGGCATCGATTTAAAAGAGTTCATGAAATACGGCCACTGTCTGGTCAATCACAATTACAGCCTGCTCCCGGTAGGAAGTGATGAGAGCATTGGAGCTGATGAGTTTGGCATCAAAGCCATGACGGAGTACGCGGACACCGGCGAAGGTACGCTGGCGAATATCGTGTGGCATCTGGTTAGCCAAGGTCACATGAAAGCAAGCTCCATTGGATTTGTTCCGCTGGAGTTCACCAAGCCGGGAGCGGTCAGTTGGGACGGCGTTGCGAATAAGCTGCAAGGTATCTGGCCGGAGTTTGATAAAGACAAAGCCAACAAGTCCATCACTCGAATCATCACGAAGGGAATCCTGTTGGAGCACAGTGATGTGAGCGTGCCCTGTAATGCGGATGCTGAATTGATTAGCGTAGTGAAGGGCATTGTTATGAATAAGAGTCTGGACGGAAAGCTGATTGATCAACTGGGTTGGAAGCAAGTTGACAAGTTGATTGTTCCAAAAGGTCTTGGCAGTATGAGTGCTGACGATCTGCGAGAAAAGTTGTCCGATCTTTTACCGAAGGGCAGCAATGAAATCTCCGCTGGAGCCCTATACGGCAGTTGGGTACAGGATGTATTCGAGGACCACTTTATTTATACATCTGGCAACGACACATTCAAGCAAGGGTACGCAGCCAGTGGAGGCAACATTGCTTTGGTTGGCGATCCGGAGAAGGTGGAACGCAGAACAACTTATGTCACCGCTCCTGAAGGCAAGGCGGTTGATGATGGTCGTGGAAGGAATGGTGGTCCGTATGCCGCTGGGCCGGGTGGTGTTTGCAAGTGTCCCAAATGTGATTATGAAATGAAGCACGAAGACGGCACGCCCTGTACCGAGATCGATTGTCCCAAATGTGGTGTAAAGATGGTGCGGAAGGAAGTCACGGACGATGGATCAAAGGCAAAAATAACTGGTGAAATTGTGGCTCACAAACTGATCAAGCTCTTTCCGGAAGTTGGCAATATGCAAGCCAAGATGGACCCGATTATCTCCAAGCTGTTTGAGTTGGATGCCCTATACGTCAAGAAGGAGTTTGAAGGACTGGAAGAGAAGTACAAGGAACTGGAAACTGAAGTGGATGCTCTGGTAAAGGAAGTCGAAGAGAAAAGCAAACCTTCCATCAAGGTCATCCGTGAACCTGAATCAATCAAGGTGCTTTATGCTCCACCAAAACCGGAGGTGATACAGAACATGGTAACGAGTGCGGTTGATATTGCGATGAGCAGAAAGCTGGGAAAGTTAATACGCTGAAAATAAACAGCTGAAGCAATGCCCACTCCTGACGCCGACGGGCAGGGAAGGATTAAGCTGAAGCAACAAACCAAGACAAGGAGAAGTGAACCAATGAAGAAAAAAGTGAAACTGCTGAAGGAGTGGAAGGGCCATGCTATTGGAACGGTCCTTGAAGTTGACGAGGCTTCGTACACGGAACTGATGGATGCGAAGATGGCCGAAGATGTCAAGGCACCTGAAAAGACCGCCGCTGATTTTGCCGCCATTCAAAAGGGTATGATCGAACAGGCGACCGGTGCTGCGGTGGAAGCTGTTGAAACCAAGCTGAAGGAAATGGCCAGCGACACTACCAAGATGATTCATATCAGTGTCAAGGATCGCGCCGACGATGATCCTTGTCATGGTTACCTGCCCGGCAATACCAAGAGCCTGAAGGAAGTGTCCCCGCAGGAAGTTAACTTCGCGTTCGGCAACTTCGCCGCTGATGTGTTGCGTGCTACTAAGGGTCGTGAGCCGGAGCGGTTGATGAAGAGCCGGGAGCGTTCGGAGAAGCAGATCACGAAGGCGGCTGGCGATGGTATGATTACGTCCAGTGATGCCGATGGTGGTTACCTGATCTTTTCGGCTGCGAGCCAGATGATTCAGACAGCCGCTCTGGAAAATTCCATCGTGCGTCAGCGTGCTCGGAAAATCAGCATGGCCACCCAGCTGCTGCGCCTCCCGTATTTGCGGGATGTGTCGCATTCGTCTGGTACGGTGTATGGTGGTCTCCAGGCGTACTTCGATGATGAACTGGATCAGTACACGGAAAGCAAACCAAAGCTGGCGATGATCGAACTCAAGCTGAAGAAACTTACCGCTCTCGGTTTTGTTTCGGATGAGTGGGTGAAGTGGTCCCCGGTTACGATGGGCAGCTGGTTGATTCCGAAGTTCGGTGAGGCTATCGGTTTCAAGGAAGACCTTTCTTTCTTGGTCGGTCCCGGTGGTGCTCAGCCTCTGGGTATGTTGAACTGCGCCGCTGCGGTTACGACTTCTTTGGAAACGGATCAGAATGCCGGAACGTTCGTGACGGAGAATTCCGCTGAAATGTATGCTCGCTTGCGGGTGAAGAATGATGGAGCGGTTTGCTGGCTGATGAATCGTTCCGTGTTTCCGCAACTGCCGATGTTCAACATCACGGCGGGTACTGGTGGCTCCCCTGTGTTTGTGAACAACGTGGCCGGGAAGCCGGGTCAGACCCTGTGGGGATACCCGATTGTTTACACCGAGAAGGTGCCTGCTCTGGGTACGCTCGGATGTATCATGCTGACGGACATGAGTGATTACCTAATCGCTGATGATCAGTCCGGTCCGGAGATCGCCCAGTCCATTCATCTGAAATTCGATTACGGTCAAACGGCCTTCCGCCTGACCAAGTACATCGATGGACAGAACGAAACGGATGCAGCGTTCCAAGGTGTCTACGGTGATACCCTGTCGCCTGTCGTGAAACTGGCGGCGAGTTAAACAAGGAAGCAGTGAAGTTCTGAAGTAGTGAAGTTTCAAAACAACTCAGTGAGGAGATCGAAAATGAATGGAACTCGAATGGTTGAAAACAGCCTCATCGTTATTCGTGATGCGATGGCGGCGACTGGTGGACTGACGACGGCCACTAACTCGGTAAACATGAAATACTATAACCGCGCTCGGATCACGTTGATCGTTGGTTGCAGTGATGCGGCTGTGGTTGCTGGTGCGGTTACGTTGAAGCAGGGCAGCACGTCCACGGCTTCTACCGCTCTGGCATATACGGAGTACTGGAAGAACGAAGATATGCTTAGTGCTTCGACCGGTGGTGATCTGACTCGTGTGGAAGCCTCATCGCTGGCAGCTGGTATCCGGAACAAGACGGCTATGTATATCTTTGAGGTGAAGGTCGACATGCTGGATACGGATACGTTCGGCTCGGAGAACACCTACATCCGTTTGGACCTGACGGATATCACCACGGCAACGGAAGCTACCACGCTCATCTATGAGCTGTATGAGCCCCGCTATGCGGCTGGTGCTGAAACTCTGCCGTCTTGGGTGTAAGTAAACTGTTGTGCTTGGGGAGGACAAACAACTCCCCAAGTCAACTCAAAGCAAGGAGAGCGGAATGATGAAAAAGTTGATTACGTTTCTTTGTGCAGGAGCATTCGCATTTCCGCTCCTCGCCCAAAACGTGAAGCTGGGATATACCGGGCCGAGTGGCCAAGGTGATCTGGAGTTCACGAAGGCATCCGATGGAACAGTTCTGATGAAGATCACGGAGGATGGTTTGGAAGAAGTGACTTTCGCCACTGCTCCTACTTTGCCAGATGCAAGTGTGGGTGAAGCATCTCTCATCCTTACGGAAGATGAAATGCTATTCGGCGATGGGGGTACTGGCGTGGCTGCTGTGGTCAGTGGCGATGTTTTGATCCCGAAAACGGGTGTTGCGGCTATCCAAGACCTTGCGATTGAAGATAGCAACATCGCTTTGACGGATGCGTATCTCATCGTTGGCAATACCGGAACTGGTTCAGAGGTTGCCGTCAGCGGTGATCTTTCGATGGATAATACCGGAGCGTTCACCGTAACAGAAGTTGGCAGTACGGCAGCAGCTACCGGGGAAACTGGTGCTGCTCTTGGTACTACTTCGTTACAGCCGGGAGTACTGGAGGTGAGTGGTGGAACGAATGACTCCACTACCGCCGACATCTCGGTGAGCAATGCTCTCGGAAGCGCAACCACGATGGTCGGCATCTGGGCGGCTGTCACCAATGGTGCGGCGAGTTCCACGCTCCTGACATCCATTGCCATCGACACGGCGGGGACTTTGGATTCTGCATCCGATAGTCCTACGGTTGTGTTCACTACGGACTCGACTGGGTTTGCAAACTTCACCGTGACGACCGGCGGGGCCGTGACGAACTTCTTTTACTTCGTCGACAGAGCAGGCACGAAGGTTAGCTCACAGGAATTGATCTTCGTCCCATAAAGAAGAAAACAAGCATGGTCCCGGCAGGATGAAAAGTACGCCTGCCGGGATCGCGCTGGAGGAAAAGTTATGAAACGATTTTTGATGGCTGGTTTTGCTGCGATGGTTTGCGCTTCGCTGCTGGCGTCTGGAACGGTAACGGATGCTCACTACTCATCCATCCCGGTGAAGATAACCATCAGTTGGACTTCTGGAACGAACGGAGCAGCGGATGGTGTGACGAAGTTTGTCCGTGGAGAAATTATGCGGGTGGTGGTTGATCCTGATGGGACGGCTGCTCCAACTGCATCTTACGACATGACGCTGAAGGATGAAGCCGGGTTCGATGTGCTGGCTGGTCTTGGGGCCGATCTGTCTGCTACCGTCACTACCTCTGTTGTCCCGTTCTATTCTACGATCTGCACGGTGACAAATTATTATCGGTATGTCATCAACGACACTTTGACTCTGGCGGTTACAAATGCGGGGTCAGAGAAAAGCGGAACGGTTGCATTGTACTTACGAAAATAAAAGGGAGAGTTGAATGAAACGGAAGATCACACGAAAAGATGAAGCCAGTGCAGAAGCGGAAGATGTCTCAAATCAGATCCCGGCACCTATCCAACCCGCGCCGGTTCCCCAAGAAGGACCAAAAGGACCGGAACCTGTAGGATCGTCTGTAACGGCTTTGGAGCCTCAGGGGGGTGTAAGTACTAGCCCTGCCCCTGAAAAGCCCGTACAGAGCAAGCCAGACGGCTTCACGGGGCTGGTACGGGAAGAAGTCATTGTTAAGCCGTGGAGTGCTATGGGTATCCGGATGTATAAGGGGGGATTCGTGCTTGGAAACGGATTGAAAGCGAAGCGGGTGAAGTTGGCATCTGGAACGGAACTGGTGGTGAAGATCACCTCCCGGCCGTATGTGAAGGCTATCAAGAATCCACCCGCCGACAAGATGCTGATAAGTGCGCCTGTTGAAAAATGAGGGAACATGAATCTCACTACACTAGCCAGATTCAAAACGTATTCAGGAATCACCGGCACGGCATCGGATGCCCAGCTGAATGTTCTTATCCCCCAAGTGTCTGACATGATAGCGAGACAACTTGGGATCGAGAACATGGAGTCAGCTGAACAGAAAGATTGGATATATCCTGACTCCGGGGACATTCTCCGGATGCCGAGCTGGCCAATCACGGAGGTGTACGGAATCTATAACGGCGTGGTCGAACTAGCTCTGGTGTATAAGGATTCAGGCAGCACAGTAATCACAGCATCCGTTCTTGTCACGTCCACTGGGATCACGTTGTTGTTGGTGAACAACGAAGGCACGGCATCAAGCACTTCGGTAACCTATGCCGACAATAAAACCATGACGGCGATGAAGACGGCTATTGAGGAGAACTCCGGCTGGCACATGACCATCAATTCCGGTTACGAGTATTGGCCGACAGTGAGCCTGAAACCGCGAACCGGAATCTATGCAGTGAGTCCAGACAAGGTGAGCATCTATTCCCCAGATTGGGAAACCACAGCAAACACGTCCTTCCAAACGTACAGGGATGTGATGCGGCTAACGTATTCGGTCAATTGTAATGATGCGATATTTGTTCACTACAAAGCCGGGTATGTACTGCCCACTGATCTGGTGGATGGAACGCTTCCATCCGGACTGCTGATGTTGGTAAACAAAATTCTGAGGGACATGTGGACGGGGATTGAAAAGTCAGGCATGCTCGCTTCAGAATCAATCGCGGATTATTCATATTCAAGAAGGACTGATGTGCTGTCGATATTCGATGCTTACAAAACTGAGTTAAATCTTTTTCGCAGAAAGACAATATGAAGGTGACCCAGATATATGCATTGAGGGAGAATGGTTTTGTCCGGTATGTCGGGAAGACTTCTAAATCTCTTGAGAAGCGATTAGCAACCCACTTAGAGGAGTCTCGGAAACATGTCTGGACTCATAAAGAAAAGTGGATTTGCTCTATGCTGGAAAAAGGAATGCTGCCTTCGATTACTCTGATTGTTAAAGCCGAAGGAGATGGTAGCAAAGAAGAAAGAGTATGGATCAAATATTTTCGTGACCATAATATCCCACTAACAAATGGAACAGATGGCGGCGAGGGTGGTAATACTTGGAGCCTTCTTTCTAAAAAGCAGCAGAAGATAAAAAGTAAGAAATTGAGTTCGGCTAATAAGGGTAAAAAAAGAACTCTTGAAACAAGAAAAAAAATTAGTCTTTCTAAATTAGGAAAGCCGAGTTATGTCCGGACAGATATTCATCGTAAAAAAATGAGCAACGCCTTTTTAGGACATTCTGTTTCTAATAGTGCTCGTCAGAAAATGAGTATAAGTCATAGTGGTCATCCTCAAACTGAAGCCCAAAGAAAAGCCAATACTATCCGTTTGATAAAAACGCGCGCTTCTAAATTAGGACATACAACTTCTCTCCTTACACGAATGAAGATTAGTCGCGCCCTACTTGGAAGAAAGAATGGTCCTCGTTCAGAAGGAACAAGAAAAAAAATTAGTCTTTCTAATATCAAAACAAAAGCAAATCAGAAAAAGAAAGGACGTTATTATTAAAATCCTCTGGCATTCAACCAAGCCAAATGTTCCGACCGGGTATGGTACGCAATCAAAGCTATTCATGAAAGCTCTGTGCGAACATGGACACGATTTTACTATGTCGTGTTCCTCCGGGTTGTTTGGTGCTGTGGAAGTAATGAGGGTGGCTGGTAAGGAAGTAAAAGTTTTGCCGCACACAAGCCGAGCTGGGCAGTACGGGCTGGATATTATTGAGCAGCACTACAAAAGGTTCCTGCCGGATTTGATCCTTTCGTTTATAGACTGCTTCATATTCGATCCTGAAGTTTGCGCCCGCCTTCCTTGGGTGGCCTGGTGTCCGGTTGATAGCGACCCGTTGATGTCCGGGAACCTGAAAGCGTTGGAATCTATGAAGGCTGTTCTCGCTCCAACAAAGTGGGGCAAGGGAGTGATCGAGAAAGCAGGGATCAAGAATGTGCATTACATGCCATGCGCTTATAGCAAGGAAGAGTATCACCTGACTGACAGGAAGGATGCCAAATTGCTGTTTGAAAAAATCTTCAAGGTTGATTTGACTGGACGGAAGTTGGTCAATGTTGTGTCCAGTAATTCAGGGAACCGGAAAAACTTCGCCGCTATCTTTGAGGCGTGGACATCGGTATTGCGAAACTTCCCGGAGGCGATACTATACATCCACGCCGATCCTTCTGGGTACTTTTCAGATGGAAACAATTTGATTGAGATTATGAAGTTGTATGGAGTAGATGAGAAGTCTGTCATCTTCCCGCCGTTGTGGGAGTATGCTTGTGGTGCTGTAGGTGTGGATTTCTTGAACATGATTTACAATGCAAGTGATGTTCATGTGAATGCCTGCTATGGGGAAGGGTTTGGAATCCCGATCATCGAAGCACAAGCGTGCGGGTGTCCTGTGGTGGTTCCTGCTTTCGGTGGAGCAAGTGAGATTTGTAAGGTGGGAATAAAAGTTCACGGCACTATGGTAAACAGTGTTCCGGGTGGGAAGCAAATTCTTGTGGACGTGGATGAACTGGTGGAAGGGATTGAAACAATCTTGGGTGCCACACCAGACCGGGAAAAGATTTCTGCTTCCGTTGAAGAGTATGAAATCAATCACGTTATTGAAACGCAAACGATTCCAATTTTAGAGGAGATTTTATGTTCACTGGTCTCCTGAACAAAGAAGTAGTTTTCATGGCGCAGACTGTTACGGTTGATGCGTATGGCGGCCAGTCTGTTTCCTCTGGTACGGTTGGAACATACCCTTGCCGGGTTCGTCAGCTGTCGGAGAGCGAGCGGGATATTATGAGTCGGCAAGGGATCGATGCCAGCTTCCGCTTATACTGTCGAGGCGGTATTACTGTTCTTCATACTTATGTGGCGAAGGTGGATGACATTGAATACAAAGTGGTGGCTCCGATAAACGATCCGCACTTCATGGGCCACCACCTGCAAATTGACTTGAGCAGAAAAAGCATAGGTGCGTCATGATTCTTATATACGGGGCAATTAAATTTTTTACGAAGACTGTAATGGCAGATTATAAAAAGAATGTTTCTGCCAACTTGGATCGTGCTGCCCTGATGTTGGTGAATGATGTAGTGAAATCTTTTGGAAGTCCACAGGCACTTCCCGCTGGAGCTGGAGGGTCTGAAAGGAAACATCGGCAAGGACAGCATTCAGCAAAGGGTGAACCGCCATTCATACAGACAGGACATCTTCGCAGGTCCATTACATTTGATTCACCAAACGATATGACACGGCGAGTAGGGAGCACGTTGAAAGCTGAAGGGTCGGCGGAACATAGTTATGCTTATTATCTTGAAAAGGGAATCCCGCAAATGGCAGCAAGACCATATCTGCGACCGGCTTTGCTACGGAACCGGAAAGCGATATTGAGGACGGTGGCTCATGGATAGCTTCATCGCGGAAATTATAGCGGCAAGGAATGGAGCCGGTGCTTCAGCGGTTGCATATAAAGCGGCTACGCCGGGAGGAGTCTGGCTGTCTCAAGCTCCACAGGATGCAGTTGGAACGTATGTTGTCATCACCGTTATTGGTGCCCTGATAGAAAATACGATGACGGCTGACGCGTTCACTGTGGAAGTTCAATTTCAATTTATGGTGTGCAGTCCTAACAACGCAACAGAAGCAGTGGCGGCGAAAAGTGCTCTGGTTACTTTATACAAGGACAACATGTTGACGAGTGCCATTTACGCGAGGCCATTGGATGCAGGAATCTTGATGCGTGATCCAGACAGTAAAGGTTATTTGGACACGGTTGTGTTCAAGTTTATCGTGAAGGGTTAGTAAACAAAGGAGGTTGGTATGGCGGAAACAACTGCAATTTCAGGACACAGTGGATCGATCGTTGGTCCGTCCGGCGTGTCGGAAGTCATAAACTGGAGTGCGGACATTACCGAAGAGGCTTTGGATGCTACATCAATGGCGTCCACTGGGTGGAAGGAATTCATCGCTGGTTTGAAAGGTGTGACTGGTTCTGCTTCCTGTCAAGGAAGTGCTGCCCCGGCGACTGGAAAAACTGCTGGTACGCTGAAGACGAAATCTTCTGGTGGCACAACTTTGACCGGTTCGGTGTTGGTGAGCAGCGTTGGTGTTGGTGTCCCGGTTGACAACAAGGTCACGTATGATGTGAACTTTTCGTTCACCGGTAGTGTCGCAATCGCGTAAACAAGAAAGGCAATTCAAATGTCATCAAAGGAAGAAGTCTGGCAGGTTCTGGATGAGTCCATTGAGATAGAGTTGAGTGGGGTAAAGTATCAGGCTCATTTGCTCCCGATCAAGTCTGTGTTCTCTTGGGCTGAAGCAAAAGCTGTATCCACCGCATTGAAGAACATCCACATTATTGCTGATACTTTGAAAGCTGATGAGAGGATTGAGTATTTTGCGGAAGCAACCAGAGTGGCGATCCCTGCTGGTTTTGAATTGATAAAGCAGGCAAAGAAGATTCTGTATTCCTTGGATGCTATTGAGGAACTGCTCGCACAGGCATTGAGAAAAGAGCAGCCAGACCTCAACCGTGCCGACATCAAGAAGTTGGTGGTGGAGAATGCCGAGCGGCTGGATACCATTATCCAACTTCTTATTCAAGGAGCAGGGTTAAAAAAAGAGAAGGAGCAGGTGTAGAGCCAGACCACCAGCTCCAAGAGGAATCGACACTGGCAGAGGAGATCGCTTCAGTGGTGGCAAATACTGGTCATAGTTTTGCTGCGATAGGCGAATTGAATCTGCCTCAATTTCGGGCATTGCAGAAAGCACTTGTTGAAAAAATGAAGATGACCAGTCTTGCATTATTTGGTGGGATGTCGGGTGGCGGTGGGAAAGCTGCTCCAAAGGGAAACAAGACCACCCTGACTCCTGATCAGTTCGATGAGATGGTCCGAAAGAAAAAAGCCGAACTCGGAAAAGATGTGCTTGATTTAAGTGAGGTGATTTAATGGCTATTGGAAGTCAACTGTTAGGCGACGCCTATGTAGACATCATGGGCGAAACTGGAAAGCTGGAACAGTCCTTTGCCAAGGCACAGCAGATGGCAGTCGGGTTCGTTACTAACATCGGCAAGACAATTGCTGTTGGAATTGGAGCGGCGATGGCTGCTGCTGTTGGAACCGGCGTGGCTGCTGTGTGGACATGGTCAGAGGAGGAGGAGTCGGTGGTGGACCTTGCGTCTTCCATTGATATGCTTGGTGGTAGTGTTGACAAGTTGATCCCAAAGTATGAAAAGGTGATGGCGCAGATTCAGCAGAACACAACCATCGGAGACACAGCCACCCGGAAGGCGATGGCCTATGCCGCTTCGTTAGGTGCCCCTGTTGATCGGTTGGATGAGTTAGCTATTGCCGCCGCTGGTATTGCTGCCAGAACGGGAAGCACTATGCAGACAACGATGATGCTGATAGCACGCGCACTTACTTCTGGAGAGTTTACATTATTCAGCAGGTACGGCATCACGGTAGACAAGGTACTGTCGAAGCAGGATCAGTTTAATCAGGTGCTTGAGTTTGGTAA